GGAAAATCGAATCTTTCTTTAACACAATCTATTAAAATTAAGTGTGCTTCGTTGCCATCATACATTTCTTCGCCTATTTTACCTTCTGGATAGAACACACCCCACGTAGTTATAGCTGTAAAGTCAGCTCTTTCACTTTTTAAGAACGCAGTATCATAACTTTGTATTAAATAATCGCATTTTGGTGGTTTTTCTTGCTCCCAAACATTAAACCAGTCTTTAGGTATAATAGAAATACCCTCACCAGTAGGTCTTTGCATATACTGTGCCGCCCATTTTGATGGACTAACGGATGCTTTTATACTTTCTAACTCATCTTTCGACCAAAAATTAGCCCAAAGTGGGTTACCACTAGGTAAAATAGCAGGAAACTCTATAACTTCCCACTGGTCAGCACCTTTTTCTTGTGCCATTTTCTTAATTAAACGTCCGGTTAAATCTTTTTTAGACCAACGTGTCATAACAATAACGATTGCACCACCGGGTTGTAACCTTTGTCGTGGTCCAGTCATAAACCATTCGTATGCTTCGTCTAATGCTTTATCTGACATAGCGTCTTGTTCGGAATGTGGGTCATCAATAATAAACAAATCAGCACCTCTACCGGCTAACGCACCGCCTGTACCAGCAGCATAATACTCACCACCTTTATTTGTTAACCATTTACCCGCACTTCTACTATCTGCTTTTAATTCTGTTTCAGGAAATAGTTGGTTATAGTCTTCACTATCAATTAAATCCCTAACTTTTCTACCAAAGTTTATTGCAAGGTCAGCAGTGTGGGTAGCTTCTATAATTTTTAGTTTAGGATTTTTACCTAATAAATATGCAGGAAATAAATGAGATGCAAATTCTGATTTAGTATGACGTGGCGGCATATTAATTATTAAACGTTTTAATTTACCACTAGCTATATCATCAAAAGCTTTTGCCATTTTTGCATGGTGTTCGCCAGATATGAACTCTGACCATATTGCTGTAACAAAATCTAAAAAACTACTTGTTGATTTTATTTGGTGTTCACGTTTTTCTAATTCTTCTAAAAGAATAGTGAATTCTTTAGCTTCAGCAGTTGTTAAATGACTGAGGTCTATATTTTTTAAAGATTTTAACTTATCAGACAAAGTTATTAATCAGGTTTTTTGAAGAAAAAATCATCTACAAAATCGTCACCTTCCCTTTTTCTCATAATTTTATTTTGTCTTTCTGCAGCTTTTAGTAAATCATCAAGCTTTGCTGGTGGTAATTGACTAACGATACCTTTATCATCTAACATAACTTTATAACTTTCAGTCATAGCTTTGTTATCGGCTAGTTGTTTATCAACATCTGCTAATTGTTTTCGTAAAGTATTACCTGCGTCAGGATTCATTTTTAATATAGGGTCGCTATCTAATTCTTTAAGTGCTTTTTCTAACATCTTTTTTCTTTCTATTAAAAATATCGAACCTTTTAACGCACCACCACCTACAACATCTAAATAACTTAAAGCTTCCCCCATAGTATCGCCCCTACGTCTAGCTAATTCAGTCGATAATCCTGGGATAAAGTCAGCGACACCAGATACTAAATTCTGTATCGGGTCTTCAGTATTTAAAGGTTGATTTATATAATCAAAAAATCTTTCTAATACTAAACTATTAGATGGTGGTAAAGGTGTTATTGTTGATTTAGGCTGTTCCATATTTAGTAAAGTAGTTTAAACTATGAATGAGTTTCTTTGTCGGCGGACTATTTTTCTGTATGAGACGCACCGAAGTAAAAACTTATTACTGCACTAGCTAATCCTCCTAAATATCCAAGCACTAAATTAATTAATGCTTCGCTGTTTTGTTCTGGTGGTTGTAATGTTACTAGAAAAATGTAACCAAGAAAACCCATAACCATAGCTATACCAATAAT